ATGTTGTTTCTCGGCAAAAATAGTCAACTCAAGGTGATTTCTTTGGTCTGCCAATGCTTTATTTTCTCTTGCAAGAGCCGCAATTTTTTTGTCTATTGCTTTAATTGCTTTATTTCTTTCGGCTGTTTTCATATCTGCTAAAATAAGACCCTCTTTTTCTGTTCTAAGCCTTTCTAAATCATGGGTTTGGCCTACCATTGTTACAGTAATTTCACCCAACCTCGCCTCAATTGCTTTTTTCCTTGACACATCAAGCGCAGATGTAACTATGAACTCTTGTCTTAGTAATCTCGCCTCTTTATTAAGGTGATAACTAAATGTTCTTGAGGCATCAATCTGTTCGTGCTTTAACTTAGCACTTCGCGACATTAATGCTTGAAGCCCTGCCTCATCAGTTTTTAACTGTGCCGACTTTATTTTCGCTTCGTTATAAACATCATTTGCTTGTAGTCTATTTTTTTCTGCCTGTATAACTTCTTTTTCTTTATCAGCCGCTTTAATTTGTAAAGCGGCGTGTTCCTTTTCAAGTGCTAACATCTGTGTTTCGTTTGCGTCTTTCATAGCAAGTTTGACTCGGTTTGTCTGAAATAGTATTTCGTTTGTGTGTCGTTTTTTAGACGCTACAACATTGGCTGATGAAGCCATAGCCGCCCTTGCCCTATTTTCTTCAACCACCCCTGCTTTAACAACCGCTTCTGCTTGCATATTACTATATTTTACAGTCTGTAAAGTTTGCTGTGATAAGAACTCTTGAGTTTGTCCAGCCGCCGCAAATGAGTTTTGTGCTATCTGTGAAGCCCCTGTTACAGACCGCAAAACAACATTGAGAACCTTCATTGAGATAATAGTATTGAGAAGGCCCATAATGAAATCAAGTGGTAATTTGAATGTGCCAATCATGGCATCCATTAATAATATGTTACCAAGAACGGGAGACCATTTTTTAGATTCAGACATCCATTTCATACCTTTTAAGAATCTCTCTTGTGGTTGTAATGCTCGGACATAAGCATCTGCGAGATTTTCACCAATCTCAACACGGAGATTTTCAAGAATTGCTTGCGCCCTATCATACTGATATAGTGATGATTCTTGCCTATTTGCGAACTCATCAAGTGCGGTAAATTGGCCTGTATAAGCCATAGCCTGTAATTCCATAAGCCGATTGTGATTCACAATTAACTTCTGCAACTTAACATAATGACGATTACCTGCAACTGCTTGAGTTAGCCTAATTCTTTCAAGGTCTGACATATTTTCATAATGAGGGGCCAATGCTGTAATCACATCAGTTAGATTCATTGTAGCAATTGTCTGTGCGTCAAGTTCGGGGATTGCTTCTGCCAATACCTTTGAAGCCTCTCCGCCATCAACAGCAAGGCGGCTATACATCATTCGCAGACCTGTTCCAGCCCTGCTTGACTCTTCACCAGCCTCCAATAGAAGTGCGGCGAGTGAAGCCATATCACCCATAGATTCACCAGCAAGGGCGGCTTGACTCGCGAATTGGTTAAGAACGAATGTCATTTCCTCCATAGTTGCTACCGAAGAGTTTTCAATTGTATTCAATTGGTCGAGAACTCTAATTGTATTACTTCTAACTACATTTGCTTGAGTTTCAGCATCAAGGTTACGGTAAGTTTCATTTGAAAGACCACCAAGAGCAAAACCTGTTTGTTGCATAAGGCTTGTAAGCCTCTTCATAGCCATATCAGTTTCCATACCACCGATTTCAGCAAACAGCAGACCCATTTCAGCACCGGCAATAACAGCCGCAGATTCACCAAGAACGGTTTTCATCTGTGCCATCTGTGAAGCGGCTTTAAGTGCTTCTGCACCTGTAAAAGCGAATGTCTCACCGAGTCTCTTAGACGATTCTGCATAAAACTCAACCTCATCTGCCGCACCTTGATAGAACTTTTTAACTCGGATAAGTTCTGTTTCATATTTGAAAAAAGCATCCATCTGCTCATCTATTAAATCTGTTACACCATCGAACATATCCTCAATGGCTTCAACAACACCACCAACTGAATCAAGAACGATAGCCATTGAGACCGTCATAGCGGCATTAGTGTCTTTAATTAAACGATTCGCTTGGAAAGAACCTACAACCTCGAAAAAGGTTCGTGCCGACCCCATACGCGCCATATCTATCACTCTCCGCTATTATCAGAAGAACCAAAGGTATCACTTAGAACTTGCCCAAGTTCTTTACCGGACATTCTATGCTCGCGTCTCTTATTTCGTTTCGCGACCGACTTTTTAGCATCGCGCTTTCCTTGCGCCTCTTCGTGTTGTTCGTTTATTCTTTCGCTAATTTCAGCCGCTATAAGCATATCATATTGAAGTTTATTGCGACCACCTTCACAGTTGTAGCGTTCAAATAATTCAGAAGGGAGAATACCTTTGAAAGTCGAACATAGCATCGGGGCCACAACTGTTAGTTCACCAAAGGGATTGCACCATCCAAATCATCTCCCCTAACAAAACCTAATAGTTCTCTCAACTCTTCACTTGTAAGTGTATTAACATCAAATCCTTCATCAACGATACATTTTGGAATCCACTCGGACATCTGATTTTCAAGACCACAACCTGCTTCATCAAGTGCCACAGCAAACTCTTCCTGTTGTTTTTCCGACCACTCGCCGGGATTTGGGCCAAAATGCCTTAACTTACGAAAGACTTTTGCTTGTCTCGTTTCCAAACCCAATTTTTCTAAACCAGATGCTTGACGCACCATGATTTTCGTTCCATTATTCAATTCAAACTCTTTTTTCATTACCGGCATATTTTCCACTTTTCACTACTACTTAACTAACTAATCTAAAACTACTCGCTCTTATTATGCTACATCATACCAAACTACGGTTAATGTAAGGGTTTGGTTATGTGACCTCTTCGATACATCTGCTGAAATAATAACATCATTATTAGCAATAGCGGCTCTAAAAGCCGTCTGTATTTCTGCGGCTGTTCCTGTAAATGATGATACAATAAGTTTTGTTTTATCCGTGATAACGGTTCCGCCGTTATTAGCCATCTAAAACACCCTCAAGCATCCATGTCTGTTGCGCCGCCACCCTTCAACTTGGTGGATGCTGATGAAAAGGTAACTTTTGACATAAATGTTTCTGTCGCATCATATAGAACTGTAAATGGAACACTCATAGTTTGAGAATCACGACCACTAATGCTGGTGCTTGGAACCCCATAGTGGACTTTTGGGAAATCAAATCTAATATAGTTAAGAGAGTCAACATAAAACAACGCGCTTAATGCAGGGGCGGCGGTGGTTCCGTCTTGAAGTAGCCCTGCGAGTAATTCCGTGTAGTGGGGCTCATCAAATGAGGTAACATCACCGGAAAGAACTGCTTTGTGGAATGTAATGTTACCTGTGATTTCTCGCAACTGCATTGGTGCGGCGCGTGTGCAAGTAGCATCACCGAGACCGTATGAATTATCCATATCTCGGTTTGTCTTGATTTCAAAATCAATACTTTGAATAAGTTTTGAATAATTCGAGTTTGTTGCTACATCTTCAAAATTAACATGAGCCCCTACGAAATGTGCGGCGTCACCTGTATAGTCATACGAAGGTGAGGCGAGCGAAAGGAGAGAGGTGTTTTGTCCTTTACCTGTTAGGCTTGCGCTAAACATGGCATATTCACCAACTGATGCAGAAATACTTACACTTTCAACAACTTGGCCTGTGAACTCATGTGCGTTCTCATCTCGACCAATTCTTACTGTGAAGGATGGGAGAGAGTTACCTGCTGATTCTGCGAGAGTGTCAGTAACGCCCGGTGTTGCGCCGGGTGTATGGTTGCCATAGACACCGTTAAGTAGTCGCATGATAAAGAAATCCGGTTGTAATACACCATTAACAGTTCCTTCGCCATAATGCTTACTGTCTATTGATTTCGTTGAACCGAAGCGTGTAATATCTGCTCTTGTTAGCAAATCAAAGTTTTCGCTAAAGTTTTCATCATCCATTTCACCATAAGCATCAGAACCAGAAGCACTACCGTAAGTGCTTTCTTTCCCGATACCAATATATCTATTTGCGAAGGTCGTCATACAGGCTCACCTATTAGTTTTACCACCTAATAGGTGATAGATAAAGGCTTCTAAGCCTCTCTTCTTGTCATATTGACTTTCTTCATATAAGTCATACTCAAAATATGGACACAAATAATCTCGTCATCATCCATTTTACTATCAAGTTTGGCATCATAACTAATAAGGGAATCCACACCTGCGTTTAGACCTGTGTTGGTATAAAGTTCATCAAATACTTCACCCATTATAGATAAACCAAGACGATATGCGTTTTTATAATCTGTTCCACGCGTTGTGATATACAAGACAATATCATATTTTTGGTCTGTTCGTGTTCCAGCAAGAGTTAAAAAATCGGGAGATTCTAATGCCCTAATTATTACATGGATAGACGGTGGGCTTATTCTTGAAATCATACTACTTGATACATCATAACCATACATTATTGCCGAATCGCTAACATGGGTCTTGAGATAAAACCTTCTTGAATCCTTTAATATCTGAACTATATTAAGACCTGTTCTTATGAATGAAGTTGTTACTAAATCCGTTAAATCCATCTCATCGGGTGTAAATGCGCCATGATGGGTAAAGTAAGACGAAGCCCAATCAACTGAACCATTTGTGTTACCCCATGACACATTCGCGGAAGAACCGGATGCGCCCGTTACAGATAAATAATGAGTATTTGCATCATCATCCTCAATAATTTCTCTCATAAATAATCTCGCATTACCGCTTGTATCAAGTGTTAATCTCAACAGAATCGCAACGCCTTCATCCTCCGTTGCATCGAGGTCAAGGTCGTGTGTTGTTACAGTTGTTGCACCTACGAGGTCAAGTTTATCCATAGCACCCTTGCTTTTTACTTCTATTTTGTGGGTTCCATTATCAAGTTTCATCAAGACTGTTCCATTTGAAGGCGCAGACACAAACTTAAAACCACAAATAAGGGTCATATTCTGACCGGCACTTGGGGTTATAGACCAAGTTTGACCGCTACCCGATATTCTCCAATATCCCGAAGTAGCCGAACCGTCTGAACCGGAACCACTCAAAGACCACGCATCGTTATTGGAACCAACGGGTGAAGCGGGGTCGGAACCATTGGTTCGTGCTGTCCAAAAATTACTATTAGTTGATATAGGCATTATTCATACCCCCTACTCTTCATAAAACCCGAAACTTTCATCAAAAACTCTAACCTTTCATCTATTTCTCTTTGGTATCTCTCATTCATATTTTGACCTATTTCACTAACATAGTCATAAGTTTTCTTAAAACCCGGATGCCGTCTTTTGTTTTTCATTAATACTGAACTATCAACTGCTTTATTACCTTTCATATAATAAGCGGTTGACGACCTAAGAAAATTAGGTAATTTACCTGCCCCTGTTGGGTATTCAAATGATTTCATACCCCCACTTACAATGGCCGCTATTTTACCACCTCTTTGACCCCTTACACCATCGGGGAATGGTTCGGAACCTACTCTAAAAAATGTTGTGCCGGGTTCAGCAACCACTTTTAGTGATTCTCCTACCCTAACATAGATATTCTTACTTTGTTCGTAGCCACCGCCGGCTGGAACTACAATGTTTGCTGGTGGGCCAGCAAACTTTTTTAGACTTATCCTAACATCTTCGATGGCTCTTTCTGCGAGATTATGAATAAAAGCACGAAGGTATTTTGGCCCTTCATAACCAAGCCTTTCTAAAGCCTTCATTGTTTCCGAATCATCCCAATTGATTCGGAACTTAGCCGCTTTACCTTCAACTACATGGGTTCGCATTAATCAACACTTCCAAGATGCGCCAACCTACGGAGGTTTTCAATACCGCGCTCTCGGAGAGTATTACCACGAAGCCCACCATCACCGAGACTACCCTGCTGGAAAACTGCTTCATCCTCAAGGTAATATGAAGCGGCGAGGTCGGCGCAAATCTCACGGAGAACATGAGCGAACTCTCCCTCTTGAACGGTAATGCCGGTTGCGTGGTCTGCTGAAATACCTGTTACACCTGTAAGGTCATTTGTGCTTTTTCCTGTCCAAGCGAAAGAGTCTCCATCAATGTTACCATTACCCGCCGTTGCGAAATCAGTTCCCGAAGTAAGAGTTATAGTTGTAGCACCAGCCGCTACTGCACCATTTAATGTAGTTTCTCCTGTTTCGCGACTTGGGGAATCGCGACCGTAATCGCGAAAGAGTTGGTCTATGTCAATAGTAGCCCTGCGTATAGAGGCAGTAATTCTTGTTGAAGCCCTATCTCGTTGTGCGGAATTGAGACCAAGCCTCATTCCTACATCTGCGGCCACACAATAATATGTCATTTTACCACCTATTCGTTTTTCTCAAGCACTTTCTCAACTTCATCAACTGTTGTCTCAATTACTTCAACACCATCAACTATGGTCTCTAATCCTTCTGTAAGGGTTATTTTTCCATCAGCCATTATTGTTAAATATCTCTTTATTCCCCAACCAATAGCAGGTAATACCACAGCACCAACAGC